CCATTTGAGTATCGTCAGTATGGTACGGAGTTGGCTTTGTGTCAGAGATATTGTTACAAAATTGCAACTTCTGGTGGATATTCAACTTATGCAACTACGGGTATGTTTATAAGTACCACTAGAGTAGACTTTCCTATTTTATTTCCTACATATATGAGGGCATCTCCAACAGGAACATATACAGCCGCAAACACATATTTACCATCAAGTGCTGGAACAGATTTCACCCCATCTGCTGTTGCATCCGTATCGGGTTCTGCGTGTCCACAAGCAATTACAGTTACCTTTACAGTAAGTGGCGCAACTGCTGGAAGGGCGGCAACATTAACAGATTTAAGTTCAACAGCATCAAACATGATATTTAGTGCGGAGTTATAAATGTATAAATTACACCTAAACCAAAGAACAAATCAAGAGTGTATGGTTCAGCGTTTGTCGGATAACGCTTACATCCCATTTGACCCAGACAACACCGACTACCAAGCCTACCTAAAGTGGATTAGCGAAGGCAACACACCAGAACCCGCAGAGGAGAACCAATAATGGCTTTAACACAAGTAGCAGGGGGGCTGATAGCCTCCGGACAAACAATAACAAGCCCAACTCTTGTAACCCCAGTACTTGGAACTCCTTCATCTGGTACTTTGACTAGTTGTACAGGTCTACCTTTAACTACTGGCGTAACCGGAACTCTCCCCGTTGCTAACGGCGGTACAGGCTCTACATCAACCACGTTCGTAAACGCGGCAACAAACGTAACAGGTACGCTCCCCGTTGCTAACGGCGGTACTGGAGCCGCAACATTAACTGCAAACAACGTACTGCTGGGTAACGGAACAAGTGCACTGGCAACAGTAGCCCCCGGAGCAAACGGAAACATTCTCACTTCTAACGGCACTACTTGGGTTTCGTCTACTCCAGCAGGTGGCGGTGTTACATCTTTAAATGGACAAACTGGAGCGATTACAAATACATCTTTATATGCCATTGGAAGTTATGTTTTAGGAAGGTCATTAACAGATGGTGCTATTGCACAAGACACAACACTTGCTGGTTCAAGTTTATATGTAATGTCTGCTGGTGTTTATTTAATTCCTCCTTCAAGTTGGGGTTCACCAGATGGAGGCACTTCTTCCACAGCACCAGTTTTGGTTAATACTGGAACATGGAGACTTTTATCACAAGCGGGAAACACAAGTGGTGGTAAAAGAATGTCTGGTTTATGGGTTCGCATTAGTTAATAAAGAAAGATTATGAATTATTCAAATGTATCAAGTGTGCAATGGGCAAATGCTGAACATACAGCCATTAATTGCATGGTCAATTTTGACGATTTGCGTGAAGAATTAGTACCATTTACCGCAGTAGCACAGGGTGATTATCCGCATTCACATGAAATTTTTGCTCGTTGTGTGGCTGGCGATTTTGGTACTATTGCAGAATACATTCCGCCCCCACAGCCTACAACGGAACAGTTAGCCGCAATTATTCGTAGTCAGCGGGATAATCTTTTATTGCAATCCGACTGGACTCAACTACCAGACGTGCCACAGGCTACAAGAGACGCGTGGGCAAGTTATCGCCAAGCATTAAGAGATGTCACCGCTCAGGCGGGTTTCCCTCAAACAATAACATGGCCCACTGCGCCATAAAAATAAATGTTCGGTTACGCCGCCTTTGCCCAATCTACCTTTGCTGGTCTTGGCGGGACGGCGTTCGCCTTATCTATCTCTGAAGACATCGCATTAGCAGACGACAGCGCACAAGCATCGGCGTTTCTAAAGTCTATAACCGAACCCATAACCGTTGACGAAGTTGAAAATGACGTAGGCGGTAACTTCTTTGGTAGCGTGACGGAAGCAATCTCTCTTGCCGACGCATCTTCTCAAGCCTCAACCTTCCTGCAATCCATAGCAGAGAACATTACCCTAGCGGACAGCCAAGCAGTTACAGCCCAGTTTGCTGTTGCCCAATCAGAAGACATAACAATCGCAGACAGCCAAGTGGTTTTCACCGCAGTCTTTAATGACCGCACTGAGCCGTTCACCATAGACGACACGCCAGCGACACAGTTTGCCTACCTTGCCTCGGTCACAGAGCCAATCACTCTAGAAGACACGCCGACTGCAACAGCCCAGTTTGCCTTGGCAATATCCGAAGCCATAACGATAGAAGAGGTTGAAGCCCTCACTGCCCAGTTCGCAGCCAGCGTTACAGAGAACATCACCCTCGCTGAACTAATCACTATCTTCAGCGTCTTCTTCTTGGATATTACCGAGAACTTTGGCGTAGCGGATGCCCAGAGAACATCAATATGGCAGACAATACACAGGTAGCGGGCTGGATAAAAATCATCGACGACCAGACAGCAAACTGGGCGTTAATCAGCAACACCGAAAACGCAGGCTGGACAGTGGTTGACACCACCGAAAATGCAGGCTGGACAGTAATAAACAACCTTCAATGAGGTAAACCATGTCAAGTACGTACTCACCCAATCTAAAAATTGAACTGATGGGCAACGGTGACCAAGCAGGTAACTGGGGGTCAACAACCAACACCAACCTTGGCACGCTGATTGAACAGGCTATCTCAGGCTATGTAACCCAATCCGTCTCTACTGGCACGGACACCATAATCACTATCCCAGACGGTGCGACTGGTGTTGCCCGTAACATGTTCATTGAACTAACGGGTACAGGCGGAGCAAGCACTAACTTAATAGTGCCGACTAATAAGAAGCTGTACTTCATCTATAACAACACCTCTAGCGGTCAGGTCACAGTAAAAGTTACAGGTCTGACGGGTGTATCCGTGCCCAACGGGGCGAAGATGATTCTGGTGTCTAACGGCACAGACATAGTCAACGCCACTAACTACATGGCGTCTTTGACCCTTGGTTCTGCTCTGCCCGTCACTTCTGGTGGCACAGGGGGTACTACTTCTACAGGTTCTGGCGCGGTTGTTCTGGCTACTAGCCCTACGCTGGTAACTCCTGCTTTGGGAACTCCTACATCTGGAGTGATGACTAACGTAACTGGAACGGCATCTGGTCTGACTGCTGGTTCTTTGGTGGCTGGTGCGGCGTTCTCAACTCCGTCAATCACTATCCCAAGCGTTATTGGTGCAATGTTGGAGGCGGCAACCATAACGGCATCTGCTCCCGTATCCAGCACTAACTACGATGTGTCTACCCAGACGGTGCAGTACTACACAAGTAACGCCACAGTTAACTTCACGCTAAATATCCGTGGTAACGGCTCAACTTCGCTAAACACTTTGATGGCTACAGGCCAAGCCATGACCCTTGCGCTACTAATTACAAACGGTTCAACTGCTTACTACCCCAACGTAATTCAGATTGACGGCTCAACAGTAACCCCTAAGTGGCAAAACGCCATAACCCCCACTGCGGGAATTGCTAATGCAATAAACATCTATGTGTTTACTGTTATTAAAACAGCCAGCGGCGTATACACAGTCCTTGGCTCACAGACTCAGTTTGCATAATGCCAATACTAACTAACCTTGGTTCTGCTACCGCCCGTGGCTACGGCTTTGGTGGGGTTGTTGTGTATGCGCTTACTATTTCAAGCAATCAAACCGACTTGAATCTAAGAACGTATGCGTTAGCAAATGGTTGGACGGCATCAGGCTCACTACTCCAAGTAACGGTTAACGCAGGGGTTTACATCTTGGCAAGCGGGACAGGCACTCCAGCACTAACAATCAACGGAACATATCCCGGTGGCGTAGTCCTCATAAACAACGGATACATCATTGGCTATGGCGGTGCGGGCGGTGCTGGTGGTTCTGGTGACCCTCCCGCTAACAGAGTTGGTTCACCCGGCTCTTCTGGTGGCACAGGTATTTCTGCTTCATCTGCGGTAAGAATTGCAAACAACGGCACTGTTGCTGGCGGTGGCGGTGGTGCTGGTGGTGGCGGCGGTTCAAACTTTGGTGATTGGTACGGCGGCGGTGGCGGCGGTGGCGGTGCTACTTATGGTGCTGGCGGTGCTGCTGGGGCTTCAAGTGGTCCGGGTACAGGTACATCAGGTCCGGGAGCCGCAGGTACTTTGAGCGCTGGAGGCGCGGGCGGGCGTAGTAACTATGCTACTGGCGGTACAGGTGGTGGTTGGGGTGCGTCTGGTGCGGCAGGTAACAATAGCTCACAAGCAAGTGGTGGCGCAGGTGGCGGAGCAGGTAACTACATAGTAGGTAACTCCAACGTAACTTGGCTAGTAAACGGCACTCGCTTGGGCGGGGTGTCTTAAAGTGTGGATCCTTTCACTCTTCTCATGGCGGCCCAAACCGCCGTTGGCTTTATCAAGCAGGGGTGCGCTCTATTGCATGAAGGGCGTATGGAGTTGGAAGGGGCTAAGAAGACGGCAGAACAGGTTATCGGAGATGTCAAAGCAATCAAGGGCATTTTTGATTGGTTCATTGGGTTGTTTAAGTATACAGTCCGGGAAAATAAGTATACAGAGCCGTCAAAGCCTGTGGCGCAAAAGAAGGCCGCAGCCAAGCAACAATCCTACGAAGAACTTGAACTCAAACTCATCAGCGAAGTGGGCACACAGTTGGGAGAATTCTTTGATATTCAGCAACAACTTCAGACCTACTACCATGAGTTAGAGGAGCAGTCAAAAACTAACTACGACCCAGCCCAGAACACCAGCAAAAAAGCCATAGAGCGTGCGCTAGTTGAGTTGCAGTTAGAGAAGTTGGGAGAGCAAATCAGGGAGCAGATGACAACATATGCACCCAAAGAGTTGAAAGCAATCTACAGCCGATTCCTAAAGATGTACGCCAAGATTGAGCAAGAGCAGGAGTGGGCTAGGTCAGAGATG